ACCGGCGTCAATCTCACAGTGAACCTTGCATACTATCTCAACTTGATTCGCAGCAAGGCCACACTGCTGGGGGTGAATGTCAGTGCAACTCCCAACTTCTACGCAGCTCGAGCAGTACTACAATGAGTCGTTGGGCCAACGGACTCTACGAAGTCATCAACGGCGAAAAGTATGTGGGTCGTGGTGTGCCACGATACAGATCAGGATGGGAACACAGCTTTATGCGTTTTTGTGACACCAATGACAACATCCTGCAATGGGCCAGTGAAAGCATTGCTATACCCTATATGAATCCTGTGACTGGTCGCAAAAGCAATTATGTGCCAGACTTCTTGATTATGTATCGCAACAAAGACAACACCGTCAAGGCAGAACTGATTGAGATCAAGCCCAAGAAACAAAGTGTTATTGAATCAAAAATGAGCAGCAGAGACCGTGCTGTTGTGGCAGTGAACTATGCCAAATGGTCAGCTGCTCAAAAATGGTGTGTTCGTCAGGGCTTGACTTTTAGAGTCATAACCGAACAAGATATGTTTACCAACGGTCGTAATTGATCCATAAATATCCGCATGACGCGGAAACTTGAATCTCTTTTTGACTTGCCATCCTCAGTTGAAACACCAACTGAATCAGACACTCCCACCATCGAGGAAACTCGTACACAGTTGGCAGCAATTGATTCCACCATAGACAAAATAGATGCTGCATTGCCAGCAGTGCGTGGCCTTGATGCCAGCGACACTGAAATGGATGATCTAGCACAACTAGCACAGGACAGCTACAAAGATCTCATGGACCTGGGCATGCAAGTAGATTCAAGATTTGCCAGCGAAATATTCTCAGTGGCAAGCAACATGCTGGGGCATGCCATCACCGCCAAAACAGCCAAACTCAACAAAAAACTCCGGATGATTGATCTACAAATGAAGAAGATCAAACTGGATCGAGACGTGCCTGATGAACAAAAATCCATGCAAACCGCTGAGGGCATGGTGTTAAACCGCAATGATTTGCTGGAACGACTGCTAAAAGGCAAAGACCAAAATGCTACAAAAGAATAAATATACAATAGGACACTGACATGAAACCATTTGCAAAATACCTGGCCGAAAGTGAACGCACATACAATTATCGCATCAAGATAGTTGGAGACGTGCCCACTGGCTTTATCAAAGATCTTGAATCAAAGATGACGCAGTTTGATGTGGTCACAATGGGCAAGCCCAAGACTGCCCCTGTGCGTAAACATGTTCCAGACTTTCCAGCTTTCCCCAATCAGCCATTGACCATTGTGGATGTAGAATTTCGTTATCCAGCAATTGAGCCGCAGATCAAACAGTTGGCACAGTTGTTGGGCATGGATCCCAATCGTATTGTGATGAATACTGATGCCTATGAAGACAGTCTCAATGACGAATCCCAAAAGATCGATAGTGAAAACAAAGACTTGATTGCAGACACAGATCTTCCAGCACCAGACGCCAAACAACGAGCACTCAGCAAGGACTATGCAACTGGTCCTTACGACCATGCTGTGCTAAAGAACGCTTATCGTAGTAATTTTACTGTTGCTGGAGGAAAGACTCCCGCTGCTAAAACCACCAACGAACTGCCACAAGGCAACAAGAGCCCGATGACCAACATCAAGCGTAAACCCAAGCCAGCAACTGGCGCAAACCCAAGAGGATAATACAATGACATTTTTTTACAATCTAAACAACAAACTAAACGCCATTCGCGATTTGCCCAGTGTCACACACGGACAACTCAACGAGCGTGACATGAGCCGTGCTGCCAAGGGCTACGAAAAGTACGGCAAAGAAGGCATGGAAGCCTTGGCCAAAGCTGGTCGTGACGGCAAAGCACTGGATCCAATTCGCAAAAAGTACGACAAGTATGACAATACAGAAGTAGACGAAGGCATGGGCGACATGGCCCGCAAGGTAGGCGGCATGGTCAAGAAAGTAGCTGGTAAGGCCATGGACACCGTTGGTCACGGTAGTGATGCTGACATGATCCGTGATCTACAAAAGAAAATGGGCATGCCACAGACAGGTATGAAGCCAGGCGATGAACCCAATCCCAAGCAGATCAAAGAAAAGATGAGTCCAGCCAAGGCCAAGAGCTTTGCTGCATTGGCTGAGCCCAAAGACAAGATTACTTTTGCTGACAAGATTGCTGGAGCCAAAAAAGAAGTTGACGAGATGCTGGGTGATGTTGCCGCTGAAGCAATGAAGCAAGCACTGGGCGGCGGCAAACAAGTTGTTGCCAGCGAAGAGGAAGACCTTAATCCGTTCACAAACTACAAGAAACCACGTGCCGACAAACCAAAAGTTGGCAGTGTTGAACGCGGAGCCTTGCATGATATTGAACACACAGCAACTGGACGCAAAGTAACTCGCAGAGTTGATCCGTCTGGTATCAGTGTTGGCACCGATGACACACCAGCCAGCGGAGAAAAGCGTGGTCGTGGACGTCCAAAAGGCCCAGAGAAGGCACCTGAGCGTGTGACCGGTGGTGCTACCAAGCACAAAGGTGGTCGTAAAATGGCCAAAGAAGGTTCTGATCACGGTCAAGCACAACAAATTTATGACGACCTTGCTGACATTCGTGCAGCGGCAAAGCAAGCACAGCGCGGAGGCGAATTCCCACAAGGGTTTGCCAGCCGTTTAGAGTCTGTGTTGTATGCAGCAATGACCCTGATTAAAAATCAACAATCAGATGGTGCACAAGTTAGAGAAGAAGAAATTGACGAAAAAGCAGTAAGCAAAAAACAACAAAAGTTCATGGGCATGGTTCATGCCGCACAAAAAGGTGAAAAGCCTGCTAGTAAAGAAGTTGCTAAAACAGCCAAGAGCATGGGCAAAAAAGACGCAGAAGACTTTGCTGCAACCAAGCACAAAGGCCTACCAGAAAAGAAAAAGTCCGACAGCAAGAAAGAAAAAACTGAAGAAACCGCGGACAACACACCATCCAAAGGCGGCATGAAGTTTGGCGGTGGCATTTATGATTCAATGAATCGTGATCTTGAAAACATGATCAAAGAAAGCATGGCTCGCTTAGACGAAAGCATGAGCATTAACATGAGCATAAACAACGATTCCCACGGTGGTCCAAGCAAGAGCCTCACAGTCACTGCCACAGATGAAGATGCAATGAAACTGAGCCAACTGTTGAAGAGTGCAGGACTGGGCGGCGGCAATGATGAAGGCTACGGCGGTGGTGGCTACAAGCCAGCATGCGGCGAACAAGAAATTGACGAAGTGTCAATGAACGAGCCTGACTACCCAACCAATACAGAAACAGGTAGCTCAATGCAGTACTCGGGCGGATTAGATGGTCCTAAGTCAACTGGACAATCAACATTGACAGGTGGCGGCATACCAAATCTGGATGCAGATCGCCAGCACAGCTATGCTGAAGCTGAAGAAGATGCCTTGCACCGCATGATGGAAATGGCTGGCATGAGCCAGAACAACAGACTTGACGAAGGTATGATGGACAAGTTAAAAAGTATGCTAGTACCTAAACTAATGAAATTATTAGGTCCAGATGCAGAAAAAATTGCCAGTGCAGTTAAACAAGCAACTGGTGGTGATTTTACTCCTAGCAAAGAAAATGCCATGAAGGTAGCACAGGCTCTAGGACTTGATAAAGCAGCCGCTCAAGGTCAGTCACCGCAAATGGCCGAAGGCATTGCTGGCAACTGGCAAGGTAAATTGTATCAGGCACTGTATACTTTGGGTCTACTTGGTTCTGCGGGTGCAGCCACAGCAATGTATGGCACAGTAACCGGCGGCAACATGGCAGTCATTGGCATTCTACTGTTGATGTTTGCAAACGCATTCTTCGGTGATGCACCTGGTCAATTTGGAGCCATGGGCAAATTTGGTAACAAAGGAACTAGTATGCAAAGAGGTTTAGACGATCACGGTATGCCTATTAGAAATACTAATGTAGATGAAGACGATCTCAATCGCATGATGGAAATGGCCGGCGTCAAGAAAAAAGAAGTTGACGAAGAAAAAACTGACGAAGGCAACAAGTTTACTGGCAATCTAGCCAAGGCTCGTGCTGCTGGCAAAAAAGAAGCTGACCTAGACGGTGACGGCGATATGGAAAAAGTTCGAGAAAGTATTTTTGACTTGACCAATCAATGGAAAGCATACAAAGGATAATATCATGAGCAAAATTCTAAAAGAATCTGTGTTTACCACTGTGCCAGTGTTAAACCCACATGCACCTGCACCACAAACAGGTCGTCAAACACCTGTGGAAATTCCAGGGGTGATGTATCAAACTCGTGAACTGTTTCAACCTGTGGTTAGTCAACCTGAGGACAAGAAATAATGCCAGCCAATGTATACACCACTTTGGCCAATGCCACAGTGTACACTGACAAACTGCAGATCTCCACAGCAGCCAATGCAGTGACATATCAGTCTTATGCAGTGGCTCTAGGCTCTGCTAGTCCAGCGGGCAACATTTATTCAGCTGCAATTACTATTCCTGCCAACACAGTGTTTGAAGTATATGCTGGCGCTGGTAACAAAGTCACAGTGACTGGTACACCGTTCACAGCTTTGGAATTGGGCACAGCTAGTTCTGCTACTGCTGGCGTCTACAATTCAGCAGGGCAGTAATGCGAGCACAAGAGTTTATCACTGAGCGTGACGGCAAAATAGGTAAACGTCGTCAAGCAGCCACAGTGGGCCTGACCATATTTGGCGATGGCGAACGTGCCAACAGTGACTACACTCTGAATCGCGTGATGATGGCCGTGGCCATGGCTGACGGATCAGGCGATGTGTTAGACATGGATGAAAAAAGTTGGATAGGAAAAAAACGTGGCGCCTATCCATACACTAGAATTGAACACGAAATGCTGAAACAAGCATTTAAGGCAGCAGGCGCTGAATATAAAGATTTGAATTTGGGCGACCTAGATTCAGAAGAACTAGAGAGCACCAACAAACAAAGCCCTATCAAAGCATTTCGGGGCTACCCAAGATGAGAGCTCGCGAGTTCATTGCGGAACAAAAAGACTTGTCTCCTGAACAAGCAGCTCCTATGCGGCACACTTATGTGATTCCTGGTCTCAGTGCCGCTGACCCTTACAACAACTATAGATTTGGTGTAGCAATGGCCAGAGCCCGTAGCGATGCAGGTACAGATGGCATTAACGCCAAGTTTCCTGCCTGGGACTCAGAAACAGCATTTGGTGAACACGGCGTTGTTGCTGGAATGAATGCAGGTATAGCTCAAATAATTGATACTGCATTGACCATGACTGCCACACCCGGTGGCAAACGACTAGTATCAACTCCTGACAGCACTGAACCCACATTTGTGGACACACAAAGTCCTGTTAAAGCATTCCGGGGCTACCCACGCTGATTTAACAATTCACAGAACCCATTATGAAAAAACTACTACTCTCTCTACTACTGATTCCATGCTTGGCATTTGCACAAGTCAAAGCACCCAAAGAACCTGTAGGCGTGACCTATGACGCACAAATCATCCGCATAAGTGATGGCGATACTATTGTGATTTCTGCACCATTCTTACCAGCACCACTCAAGCCAGAACTAGCAGTGCGTATCTACGGTGTAGATACTCCGGAAAAAGGACACAGAGCACAGTGCGCCCAAGAAGATCAACAAGCCCAAGCAGCCAGTGCATGGACCACACAGTTGATCAAGAGCGCACCCAAGCATCAAGTTATCCTGTACAAGTGGGACAAGTTTGGTGGTCGAGTCATTGGTGATATCATTGTAAATGGGCAAAGTGTGCGCCGCGGATTGATCGCCAATGGTCATGCCCGTGAGTACTATGGTGAAGCCAAAACATCTTGGTGCTAACCACAAACTGGCCTAACATCCCATTGGCATTGACAGTACAGCAATGACAAGCCAACAATTCAGCATCGCAGATCGTCCATGGCTAATACCCTGCGGCTGTGACGATCTCATAAGAATTGGCACAGACAGCGACGGCGGATATATCACTTCTAGGCAAGCAGTTGATGCTAGCCAACATCTTTTGGTTTTAGGTATCGGGGATGACTGGAGTTTTGAGAGAGACTGGCACAAGATCAATCATCACAGTGATATAGACTGTTGGGATGGCACAGTAGAGATTCCCAAAAACTCAGATTTTTATGCTCTAGGTCTACGTCATAATTGTGTAAACGTGTTGGGCTACAACTCAGCAGGCTCAGAGAATTTGCAAAATATTTTTGACAATATTGCAACCAATGATATTTTTGTCAAAATAGACATCGAAGGCCACGAAGAAGCCATGATAGATATTCTTGTAAGACAACATTCTCGTATCACTGGTTTGATTATGGAGTGGCATCGCACTTGGGCTCCAGATTTTCAAGATAAAATGCAGATTTTACAACAACACTTTTCTTTGATACATGTGCATGCCAACAATGCTGGACCTATTTGTAATGACTTTCCTGAGGTATTGGAATTGTCTTTTGTTCGCCGCGGCATTAAACAAGTCTTGCCCAGGACAGATCTATATCTTGACATAGATTATCCAAATACGTCAATGGCACCTGAATATGTTTTAGTTGTGTCCTAACGTGTTTACATTATTGAAAACCGCAGCCTGAACCAACAACGCTGTAAATACGGGATGACAAATTTCTTTTGCGCAGCCCCTTGGCGTGGGCTGCATATCAATCCCCGTGGTGATGTCAAAACCTGCTGTGCTGGTGATCCCAACATGCTGGGCAATCTCAACAGCAACACCATCACAGAGATACTGGATTCAGATCTCTTGAAACAAATACGCGGCGAAATGTCACAGGGGCGAGCACACAAATACTGCTCTAACTGTGTGCAAGCTGAACGCTTTGGCGCAGACTCAGAACGCAAGTGGCACAACGATACCAACCCCAACTTTGATTATGCCACAGCCGGAGACCAGTATCACTATCCTGTGATTGTGGACGTGCGTTGGAACACCACCTGTAATCTTAGCTGTAACTATTGCAGTGAATGGGCCAGTTCAAAATGGTCAGCACTCAAAGGCATTCCTTTCAAGTCAGGGTCAAGACCCTACTATGAACAAGTATGTGATTTTCTTGAACAGCACAAATCGCACATCCGAGACGTAGCCCTAGTGGGCGGTGAGCCTTTGTTGCTGCCTGAAAACGAACGACTACTGGATGTCATCCCAGAAGACTGTGCTGTGACCTTGATCACCAACATGAACGTGGACTTGGGCAAGAACAAGATTTTTAAGAAACTAGCACAAAGAAAGAAAGTTGGCTGGAGCATGAGCTTTGACAACATTGGTGCACAGTTTGAATATGTGCGCTACGGTGGTGACTGGAACATGCTGACAGAAAATTTAGCCATAGTCAAAGACTTGTTCAAACAGGGACAATGGGGCGGCATTCATGCAGTGTACAACATCTACAATGCCACACGCATCACAGAGTTCCGTGAATGGGCAGTGAGCCAAGGAGTCACAGTGTTGTGGCAGAATCTATTTCAACCTGACTACCTGGATCCATTCTCGCACGGACCTGCAGTGGCTCAAGCAGCAGCAGATGAAATTGAACGATTCTATGCCACTGGTCTTGCAACACCAGCAGAGCGACAGTTCTTTGACAATGCCTTGAACACATATCGTGCAATTGCACAAGCACGTTCTGGTATTGAATCCAAATTTCGTCAACACATCACTGAGATTGAAACTCAGTACCACAAGGATCAAGCTGGCAAGTTTGTGGAGTTGTGGCCTGAACTTGCACACTTAACACAATGAAGCCATTACACGCCTGGAGTAGCCATGCAGGACAAACTGTGAATTGGATCAGTCCTGACACTAAAGAAAATTATCAACAGCACATGAGCGACCCTGCCAAAAGACTTATGCTGCAACAATTTAACTGGGTGGACCAAACCATTGATTACACATTCAACAGTGACGGATTCAGAACTGATGAATTTGACAGCAGACAAAATTTTGTAGCGATTGGATGCAGTTTTACTCAAGGCACTGGAGTAGCAGAACATGAACGCTGGACTACAGTATTGAGCAAAATGTTAAACCTATGGTGCTGGAACCTAGGCATTGCTGGTGCAGCCAGCGACACCTGTTATCGCATAGCACGTTACTACTTGGCAAAACTACGGCCACGGTTTGTGGTGTTCCTGGAACCTCGCGCCAACAGAATTGAACTGCACACTGACCTTGAGCAACCACCACATCTGATTAACTGGGCTTATGACCAAGCCAACTGGGGCTCAGGCTCATTTGTGAAAACCATGCTGGCACACGATGAAAATCTAGAGATTAGAGCTGAAAAGAATCGAGCAGCCGTTGCACATGTTTGTGATCAACTGGGCATTCCTGTGGTGATGTATGCACCCAATGACTACAGAGACCTTATAACAGACAAAACACAACTGGACCTTGGTAGGGACCTCCTGCATCCTGGCAGGTTAAATAATCGTGCATTTGCGCAAGTGGTGTACAATCACGTGAAAGATTTATGAGTATCAAACCCACATTAGATACGGTGCTAGTAAAATCACCGCACCGTCGAGAAACATATACACAGGAGCAGTTGACTGAGTTTGCTCGCTGTGCTGATCCTGTAAGCGGGCCCATGTACTTCATGGACAACTTCTTTTACATTCAGCATCCCACACGTGGCAAGATGTTGTATCAGTCTTTTGAATATCAAAAACGTCTGATTGCAAACTATCACAACAGTAGATTTTCAATTTCTTTGATGCCGCGACAAACTGGTAAGTCAACATCAGCAGCAGGTTACCTGTTGTGGTATGCTATGTTTGTGCCTGATGCTACTATTTTGGTTGCTGCACACAAATACCTAGGTGCACAAGAAATCATGCAGCGTATCAGATATGCATACGAACTGTGTCCCAATCATATACGTGCAGGTGCTACCAGCTACAACAAAGGCAGTCTGGAGTTTGACAACGGATCACGTATTGTATCGCAAACCACTACAGAAAACACTGGTCGAGGTATGTCAATTACCTTGTTGTATCTGGACGAATTTGCGTTTGTGCGCCCTACTATTGCTCGAGAGTTTTGGACTTCTATTACACCCACACTCAGCACAGGTGGTAAAGCCATTATTACTTCAACCCCCAACTCCGACGAAGATCAGTTTGCGTTGATCTGGAAAGGTGCCAACAAAATTGAAGACGAGTACGGCAACCCTAGGCCCAATGGGCTGGGCATCAACGGCTTTAAAGCGTTTCGTGCATTCTGGCGTGAACACCCAGATCGAGATGACACCTGGGCCGAAGAACAACGAGCACAGCTGGGCGAAGAACGATTCCGCAGAGAAATGGACTGCGAATTTGTTATCAACGATGAGACCTTGATATCGCCACTAAAATTGTTGGACCTAGAAGGTGTAGAACCTGCCAGCAAAATAGGACAAGTGCGTTGGTATAGACCCATACAAGCAGACAAGATATACATTGTGGCCCTAGACCCTAGCTTAGGCACAGGCAGCGATCCTGCCGCCATACAGGTGTTTGAAGCAGATACCACAGAACAAGTGGCTGAATGGCGTCATAACAAAACAGATGTGCCCACACAGATCAAGATCTTGGTGGACATTGTAAAAGAACTGCATGCTGTGGTCAAAGACGACAAAAAGATCTACTACAGTGTGGAAAACAACACTCTAGGCGAAGCAGCCTTGATCAGTATCAACGAATACGGCGAAGAAAACATTCCTGGCTATTTCCTCAGTGATAATTCAGTGCAGGGCCAGCACGGACGACGAACTCGCAAGGGATTCACAACCACCAACAAAAGCAAGATTGTGGCCTGCAACAAGTTCAAGATCTTGGTAGAATCAGGGCGTATGAAACTGTACAGCAAACCCTTGATCTCAGAACTCAAAAACTTTGTGGCGCTGGGCAGCAGCTATGCAGCCAAACCTGGAGAAACAGATGACTTGGTAATGAGCACTTTGCTGGTTACCCGCATGCTGATGTTGTTGCAAACTTATCACCAAGAACTAGATTCGCATCTGAAAGATCACGGGGACAATATCATAGAACCTATGCCTTTCATTAGCATGATGCGCTAAATATACTACTATGGCCCAAGAACTCAATATTGAACAAAAACTAAACGACCTATTGGTCAGCCGGGACTTTCACCCTGAATTAACAGGCAAAGACGGGCGTCCCAGCAACGCAGACGACGCAAAAACATTCACATTTGATTATATTTCCAACTCAGGAAAAAACTACGGTACCATGGTGATTGTGCTGGCTAACGACAACGAGATGAAAGTCATGTACGGCGACAACCTGGGCAAGACCATGGAAGGCAACGACAAGCAAGAGTTCTTTGACTTTGTTCAAGCTCTGCATCAATTTGCTGTGAGAAATTTTTGGACCTATTCTTCAGAAGATCTCAGCAAGCTCAAGTATGTGCAGGCTGGAATGGCAGCTATCAAAGAAGGCCTGTTTGAAGGTTACTATGGCAATCGCCGTGTGAGCTACACTGGCGAACCCACAGAAGCTAGAATGATGATTCGTCACAATCGTGTGCTGGGCGAAAATGACGCTCGCTTTCGCTATGTAGAAAGCATCTATATTGAAACTGCTGACCAAGAACGCTTTCGACTGCCATTCACTAACATGACTGGTGCCAAAGCCATGTTGGAGCATGTGCGTCAAGGTGGCCGGCCCTACGATGTGCGCGGCAATCACATTTGTGAAATGGTTTCTGAACTCAAAGTACTAAACAGATTCAACCGAGCCAGTGCTGGCCGTGTGATGGAAGGCGTTACGCAGACCATAGTGGAGCAGGCACAGGCCTACTACAAGAGCCTGCGTGAAAGTCTCAAGCGCATCACACACAGTCGAGGCTACAACACCTACTTTGAAGCCTGGCATCCAGCAGAAATTGGCGAACACGAAAGCCTGGTAGAAGATATCAAAACCATGTTTGTACAACAAACATTGGACACCAGAATCGAAGCAGCATTGCCATTGCTGGCTCGTATACAACAACAAGGAAATGCTATGAAAGAAGCTGAAATTTTTGAAAGCTGGATCAACAATCTAGCCGAAGGCACATGGAGCCTGCCTGAAACTCCTGAACAACTCAATCAACTCAAAGAGCTAATGAGTCAAGAACTCATTGTTGGCCCTGATGCTACCAATGCAACAGAACAACTGTACTCTCTAGTTGGTGACGACATCTTGTTTGATCGACTAGGTGATTTGGCCGAACGTGATCCACGAGCAAATGCCTGGAACGACACAGGTGTTATGGAACGTCTGCGTGAACTAGGGATTGAAACTCCTGAGCAGGCCCCTGCAGGCGCAGAACAACCTCCAGCAGCAGAGCCAGCTGCGTCAGCTCCGGCTCCAGCTCCAGCTGCTGCACCAGTGCCTCAGCAATCTGTGGCAGAAGAACTCAATGCCATGCGCAAGGCAGCTGGATTGCCAATGGTAGAAGGTCGTATGCTTGACGAAAACGGCGAAACATTGAGTCATATCATGGATCGTTTCAAACACGAAGTTGATCAGTTTGAAAAAGGTGGCGACCTAGACGACGACTTGTACTATGCCTTGTTTGACTATTATTCAGACCACGGCGAAATTCCCTACGGCATTGCCAAGGGTCGTGATGGTGATCCGTTTGAATGGATCACAGATCGTCTAGATCAAGAGCTAGGCACAGGCAACCATGCCATGCGTAAGCTACCCGAAGCTGATCCTATTTCCACATTTGAAGTCATGAGTGGGTTTGACGCACCAGTTGCCGAAGGGTCATGCAACATGACTGCTGAAGGCGAATACTGCCCCGAACATGCACTAGCCGAATGTGGCAGCATGTATGAAATGAGCACAGTAGCAGGAAGCATGGCTCCTGTTATAGGTGAAGATGACAGTAGAGACAAACACTATTATCAACGCAACAACATCTGGAGAGTCATGGACGGTGACGAACTAGTACACGAATATACGCCCGACCGTTATGAAGTTGTTGGTGCTAAAAAGTTGTTGGCTCAATTGGATGATGAAGGCTACGATGTTACACACGTTATAAGCCCCATGGGAACTGTTACATACTTGTATGGCAAACCAGAAGATGAAATGGATGAAGGCATTGTGGGTAACATGTTTAACAAAGCCAAAAGTATGTTTACAAAACCAGCAGCAACAGCACCTGCTACAACAGCAGCAACGGCTGCTCCGGCACCTGTAGTTCCTGATGCGGCAACACAAGCAAGAATTGCGGCTGCCCCACAGGGCTATGATCCAAACACTGGCAAGCCACTGCCTGTCGCAAAGACTACCATGAAGTTACCTCCGGGTGTTGTAAAAAAAGGTGGCACAATGGATATGACTAAAAAGGTTGTAGCACCAGTAGCAAAGCCCGCGGCAGCACCTGCACCAGCGGCTGCACCTGCGCCAGGTGGAGTTCAAGGTATCAAGAGCAATGTTGATATTAACACCCTACAAAAGTTTAATGGCATAGTTGATGTCCCGCCAAAGATAAAACCACAAATCAAAGATGCCAAGGGCAGAACTTGGACAAAGTTAACCGGTGGTTGGACGCAGGATGGTTCAGACCGAACTATTGATCGCCAAGACAGCACATATCAATCATTTGATGATGCATGGCGTGTGGCCAACGGAGCACAGCCAGGTAATGTAGGTGTTCCAGGAGCACAACAACCAGCAGTAGCCGAAAGCAAAGACGATGCATTGTTGGCTAGAATAAAAAGTCTGGCCTTGATAAAATGATTTAAATATGGGCATGCTAAACTTTAGTAATGCCCAACAAATCCTTCCCACAGTCTGGCGTTTGCCAGACTTTTTCTTGGACTACGAATCTGTACGTTACAGTTATCGCAGTCCAGAACAATCATGGACAACCCAGTATCCCAATCGACTGTTGACACCCTGGGGTTCTAATGCCCTATTGGAGTCTGCACTAGCACAAGCACCTGCACAGATCAACCAGTTGACAAATCATTTGGTGCAACAGCAAGTGATCTACTCTAGCATTGACTTGAGTGGCAGCCAAATCATGATGCATAGACTACATCCAGATATCCGTTGCTTTATTCAAGTGTTCATGGGCGCAGAACCCGCTCCTGAAATGTCAAGTGTGTTCTGCAACAACTTAACTGTGAATGCAAATCACCCTAAAGATTACGCAGACATATCTGAATTCAAGCCTGAAGATTTGGTCAAAATAAAATACCGCCCCAACGAAGCCTGGTTAATGATCAATCAACCTAGATGTTTCTTTGGAACGGCATATGAAGTTGCACCTAACTCGGTGCGTGAAACTGTAAACTTACACTTTGGCGCGGAACTGCCAGCAAGCACTTAATCGTGTGCCTGTGATGGTGTCTGCATGATGCTCTTTGAGATCAGTGTTTAGATTAATATAGCCTGTGTTGGGCACAAAATCAAATCGTGTGCGTGGTGTGCTGTGTGTAAACTCAGTGCCATGCACATCGCCGTGTGTCCACAAATACACTTGATAAGTTACTGCTAGTAATCCTGCATCTGAGTGATATGGACAATGCCAGTTACTCAAATCCAACCACATTTTGCATTCTGCAGGCATGAGCTTGATACCAGTGATGCGTTCTAGTTCGGGCATTATGTCAGGAGCCATGCCCTGAAGTTGTTGTAGGGTAGGGCTGTCAGGAGTCAACTGCAAGCGATACTCTAGACAGTCAGCGTGTCGGTGCCATGAGTCTGCATGATTCAAGTGCGTAGAGGCCAACTGCTGAAACGTGTCTTCGGCAAAGCAGTTTTTTACACTCCATAGGTTATTGGCAACAGTGGTGACTTCGGAGTCGGTATCGTAGATATGGTGAATAGTCATAATAGTATTTACTAATAGATCTCTGAGTTTTTTATATTTTTGGTTGCTCTAGAACAAAAGGTATGTGAATAAAATCTTTAATTTCTGTTAACTGTGATTCAGCCAACGTTTTGATGTGTTGATGATTGTGCTCTAATACGTCTTGAAAATGTTTGTACACCGATCTTGGATTGTCAGTGTGATACAAACGTTGTATTTGCTGCCAGGCCATAGCATATCGTTGGGCATCGTTGGGCTCGTTGTCATAACTTTCATCAATGATATCTCCATGAAACGTTTTGAACCCTAGTTCTTGCAATCTCTTCAAAAGTCCTGCTCCATTAAACATGATAAAAATGCGTTTGGCAAACAAACATTTTGCTGTTTTTTCTGTAAGAAAAGTATTGCTGTTGCCAATATCAGCAGTTTCGCAAACTATGCTATACCAGCTGCTTTGATATATGCCCCAGGGCACAATCACGCTCATTGGTGTATTGTCTCCAGGCAGACCATAACCGGGTCTATAAACAAGATTAACACTGTATTGTTCACGTGGACTCAGGTCTTGAGTGTCCTGTTTGAATTTATGCACCACTGTTTCTTCCAGTTGGTTCAATGCAGGTGATGTATATCTTTGTATGATACCATGCTGGGCAAAACCAACTGGATCAATTTGATTGATTAGATTAGGATCATCCCAGGGTCTTGGCTGTAAGTTTACCAAGCAATGGTCTAGAAATTCAGATTCTAAGAGCCTGTACATCAAATAAGTTCTGGCTGTTTTTACAGTACCCATTAGTACGTCAAACATGTGCTTGCGAAAAGGCACAGTCTTTTCAGTAATTTCTTGAAACGAATTGGCCTGTACCACGTAAGAAAAAAAACTTAGTTGGTCATTAAAAAACCGATCTTGTGGAGGATGTGTATATCGTTGACTACCGGCAAACACACATTTTATTCGATCGTTGTGAACAGCATTACAAACATCTCCGTATACCCTGGGCCACCAATTGTTCATAGCTTCAGTGCTGTGAGTTACAACAATGTCGGCCCAGTTCAGTGCAAGGTTTGAAATCAAAGTCGGATGATCCTCAATTGGTCCAGAGTCTGCAATTGTTCCGCCGCTGAGAGGTCTAGCAAAATGTTCAAAAAACAACAATGCTACTTTTTTTCTCTTGTCGTTGTTGTCAAATTCTCCAGGTCCCGGCGGCCGCACACCTCGATAGATCTCGGCTCGCGGAAACCATTCTTGCCCCACCATCAGTGCTCGGTTGTATTCCCACCATGAATGTGGATCCCATACAAACCATTCTGTTTGATCGCGCATGTCAGGATTGCTGGCCCAGACCTTGCGATGGTTGTCCCACACATAAAAAACGTTGTTGTCCATTGTTGTACTTATAGAACAAAAAACTTTGCCTTTTGTATTGCAATACTAAATAAAGTCGTATACAATACAACTTGTATGCACAGGCAACATACAATCTAAGAATATTAGATAGGCAAAACATAGGCAACTTTACAGGAGATATTACTATGGCATCATTAGCAGAAATTCGCGCAAGACTACAGGCAGCAGAGAACAACAAAGGTGGGCAATCCACCGGAGGCGGCGACCGATCAATTTACCCCCACTGGAACATGGAAGAAGGACAAAGTGCTTCCTTGCGTTTCCTTCCAGATGGTAACACAAAAAACACTTTCTTTTGGGCAGAACGAGCCATGATTCGACTGCCATTCAACGGAGTCAAAGGCGAGATGGATTCCAAGCAGGTCATGGTCCAAGTACCTTGCGTTGAGATGTGGGGCGAAGCTTGCCCAATCTTGGCCGAAGTGCGTACCTGGTTCAAGGACAAGAGCCTGGAAGACATGGGTCGCAAGTACTGGAAAAAGCGCAGTTACATCATGCAGGGCTTTGTGCGTGAGAACCCCATTGGTGACGACAAGACACCAGAAAACCCAATCCGCAAGTTCATCATTGGACCACAGTTGTTTACCTTGATCAAGGGTGCGCTAATGGATCCTGAACTGGAAGAATTGCCAACAGACACCATGCGTGGGTTGGACTTCCGTATTGCCAAGACTAGCAAAGGTGGCTATGCTGACTACAACACTAGCAAGTGGGCACGTAAGGAATCGGCTTTGACCGAAACCGAGCAAGCGGCAGTGGAAACACATGGTTTGTTTGACTTGAGCACATTCTTGCCCAAGAAGCCAACTGACGTTGAGCTCCGTGTTATCAAAGAAATGTTTGAAGCAAGTGTAGATGGTCAGCCGTACGACACAGAGCGTTGGGGTCAGTACTTCCGCCCAGCAGGCGTAGGTGCTCCTCAAGGTGGCAGCACAGACGAAGCACTAGCGGCACCTGCACCTGTGGCACGTACAGCAACTCCTGCTCCTGTAGCAGAAGCAGCACCTTGGGAAGAAGACGCTGCCGAAGCAGCCGCTGCACCAATCGTAGCACCCAAGGCAACACAAAATGCACAAGACATTTTGGCCATGATTCGCAGTCGTCAACAAAAGTAAAAAATACAAGCCCGTGACACGGGCTTGTTATTATTATGAAATTTTCACTTGTATTTGATAATTCAGGAGATGTCCTACCTTTTGATGTAGTACACAATCATGAACTGTTTGCATTTTTTGTTGAAAAAGCCAATGCTGCAGAACAAAATTCTTTTTTTAATGATCGAGTTTTGTTCAAGCAGCTGGATCAAAAGTTAACTCATTTGCATTGGGCATTGTCGAAAACCAACGAAGTGCTGTATGATTTAATTAAAAAATCTTTCAACCAGCAAGAACATTTGGTCAAATATCTTGACCAGGATTTTTTAAACATGACTCATTGCGAGTGGGTACATTCGCAAAAGTCTACAGTTGACATTGACACATTAAGATATAGTGCAGACAATAATCAAGCAAAACTTGGGAATACATTACACGATGTGTATCCAGATGAAATTCGTGTAATAAAAATTGCAGAGGCTCTAGAAAAGTTAGGATACATATATCCTTACGAAGAAGTTAATTTGGCTGTACACAGGCTTGAATCTAGTTTTACCAAAGTAAATTTAGAATTTAAAGCAGATCAAAAATGGAATGTATTTGATAATCCTTTTGTAGATACACTGTCATCAAACAACGACGTTGTGAATTTTTCTTTTGGTTATACCTATGTTGGTCGACAATACTATGACAAGTTTATTAATTTTGATACAAATTTAAAATGCGACGATCATTACAATTACGAACAACTTGAATTTGCATTTCAATTGAATCTAGCAAAACCGCAGACGATTCCCTACAGCAAAGAATACCTGACCTGGGCCGAACAAAACAACACCAGACCGATAACTACTCAATTACCGATTGCAAATTTAGAAAATATCGATAACAAGTTGTTTGACTATCGAAAGATACTTTACAGAAATTCTCGAGACAACAATCGAGCAAGAATATTTTTACACTAAGGACAAACATGGGAAAACCATTTGATATTTCAAAGTTCCGTAAGGAAATTACCAAAAGCATTGATGGCCTTTCGATAGGCTTCAATGATCCCACAGACTGGATCAGTACAGGCAACTATGCCTTGAACTATTTGATCTCTGGTGACTTCAATCGCGGTATTCCGCTGGGCAAAGTCACTGTGTTTGCTGGCGATTCAGGTGCAGGCAAAAGCTACATCTGTAGCGGCAACATTGTGAAGCATGCACAAGAGCAAGGCATCTTTGTTGTATTAGTTGACAGCGAAAACGCACTAGACGAAGACTGGCTCAAGGCTCTGGGAGTTGACACTAGCGAAAGCAAATTGCTCAAACTCAGCATGGCCATGATCGACGATGTGGCCAAAACAATCTCCACATTCATGATTGACTACAAGGCCTTGCCCGATGGCGAACGTCCCAAGGTATTGTTTGTGATTGACAGCTTGGGAATGTTGTTGACGCCCACAGACGTGAATCAGTTTGAAGCAGGCGAAATGAAAGGTGACTTGGGTCGTAAACCCAAAGCACTCACAGCCCTGGTTCGTAACTGTGTCAACATGTTTGGTAGCTACAACGTAGGTCTAGTATGTACCAATCACACATACGCAAGTCAGGACATGTTTGATCCTGATGACAAGATCTCCGGTGGTCAGGGCTTTATCTATGCTAGCTCTATTGTAGTAGCTATGAAGAAAATGAAGCTCAAAGAAGACGAAGACGGCAACAAGGTGTCTGAAGTCAACGGTATTCGTGCAGGCTGCAAGGTCATGAAAACACGTTACGCCAAGCCCTTTGAAGGTGTGCAGGTCAAAATTCCTTACACTACAGGCATGAGCCCTTATTCGGGACTTACAGATTTGATTGAGAAAAAAGGTATGCTCAAGAAGGAAGGCAACAGTCTTGTGTTTACCACAAGTGCTGGAGAGATCATCAAGAAGTTCCGCAAAGGTTGGGAACGCAACGACGACGGCTGCCTGGACACTGTGATGAGCGATTTTGGCAACATTCGAGAAACTGCCACAACCGAGGCCGAAAGCGAGGATGCAGAATGAGCTCTACAGTAGCAAGCGAAATCTGGAACGAACTCAAACGTTATGTCAACACAGTAGATCGTAGCGAAGCTGCCGAAACACTAGTAGCTGTGCTGATTGATCACGACGAAGATGTAGAAGACATCCGTGATGCATTCAAGCATGACAGCGATGTCAAGCGAGCACTCACAGCATATCTTGACAATGACAAAAACTACGAAGAAGACGAAGACATCGACGAAGACATCGACGATGACGACAACGAATCTGAATGGGAAGACTAAATGTGGTATGCCCGTGTAGTAGCGGACTTGTCCGCCATTCCTGACTTTGTGCAGCACTACGAGCGAGAGCTTGATGATGCCAAGCGTGATTGCAGGATTGGCGGAATTGTAGAAAAAAATATCACAGCTCTGCCAGGCATTACAGAACACAGATTTAACCAGCTGCAAGAAATTGAAGCTGTGTTGAATTACCTCAATATTCAGCTACGCAAAATTCGACGCAAACATTTTCAAAAGTATCTAGAAGGATATGCACGAGCATTGACCAGTCGAGATGCTGAAAAGTATGTGGACGGTGAGGACGAAGTGATTGATTACGAAACCATCATCAACGAAGTTGCATACTTGCGCAATCGTTGGTTGGGTATCATGAAGGGTCTAGATTCCAAGCAATGGATGGCTGGACATGTAGTACGACTCCGTGCAGCCGGCATGGAAGACATACAAGTCTAAAAAATACGCAGGCACAGGTTCAACTGATACATATTGTATTGGAGAATCATATGAAACCCACAGCATTTGTTACAGGCATGACAGGGCAAGACGGCCCATACCTAGCTAAATTATTAATTGAAAAAGGCTACCATGTGTATGGCCTTGTTAAACGTTATTCAAATCCCAATCTTGACAACATCAAATGGTTAGGGATTGAAAATGACATTGAACTTATCACAGGTGACATCACTGATGAGAACAACATGAATCACATCATGCAAAGCGTCAAACCACAAGAAGTCTATAATCTTGCGGCTCAAAGTTTTGTTGGCATTAGTTGGGAGTTGAACAAACTCACGACAGAAGTAAACTGCATGGGTCCGTTGAATTTACTCAATTCGATTCGTCAGCACAATCCCAATGCAAAATTTTATCAAGCATCCACATCAGAGATGTTTGGCAATGCCACGGAACCTGGCCTGCAAGGTGAAACCACACCATTCCGTCCACGATCACCATATGGCGTGAGCAAGTTGTATTCACATTGGATGACTATTAACTTTCGTGAAAGTTATAGTTTGTATGCTTGCTCGGGTATCTTGTTCAATCATGAATCGCCCTTGCGTGGTCGTGAATTTGTCACTCGCAAGATTACAGATGCAGTGGCACGTATTAAATTGGGCCTAGCAAATGATGTTACCTTGGGCAATCTAGACAGTGCTCGTGACTGGGGATTTGCCGGTGACTTTGTGGAAGCTATGTGGTTGATGTTACAGCAAGAAAAAGCCAGCGACTATGTGATTGCTACTGGACAACAACACACTATTGGTGACTTGTGTCGTGTGGCATTTGAACATGCAGGAATTCACGAATGGAAACACCTAGTAAAAAGTGATCCGCGATTTAAACGTCCAGCAGAACTTTACAGTTTGCGTGGAGATAGTGCTCGTGCTAGAGAACAGTTGGGGTGGAAACCACGTACTGACTTTGAAACCATGATACGTGACATGGTTGATGCTGATATCAAAAGACTAAGCGTCTAAACGGCAATCCTGATTTAATTTCCTCCACAGTCCACTCGGTGTGCGCCAGTTGTTCTAGCCATACACTGCGATCAGGGCGTGGAGGATTTTCTATTTGTGATAAGTCCCAGTTGGCAACAGTGCTGGCCAAACTGTCTGGACCCACAAACACAGGCACACCTGCCATCAATGCTTGCGGACCCGGCCCCGAGTTCCAATTTAGCACACAGTGAGCACTACTTAACACTCGATCAAAATCAAAGTCATCGTAGCTGCCAAATGTAAATTTAGGTTTGTCGATCAAACACCCTTGTGGCATTGGACAAGTTCCTCGGGGATGAGGACGAATTACAATGGGGCGATTGCTGTGTTGTTTGATTTCTTTTACAACCTTGGCTAACCATGCATTTATGCCGGGCAATCCTGCCCATTGCTGACTGTCATGTCGTTGCATGGCTATCACAATGTTTGCGCCAGAACGCCAAGGCTTAAGGCCAAGACCAAGGGTAGCCGCACGATTGGCAACGAGATCATTGAAGTTATAACTGCCAATACCAGTACCGTTAACGCCGATCTTCCAAGTTTGTCCTCTCTGTATCATGCCAACCTCGGCAACAATTACTGGCTTGCCCTGACGCCTAAATGTTTCGTAAACTTCTTGATTGGGACGCATACGCCCGGTCCACAACATACTCCATACCACAGCCACATCCGCTGTAAGGTCGTGATAAACCACCGTGTGTCCTTGGGACACAAGTCCTTGGGCAATGGCTTGAAAAATTGGCACTGAGTTTTTGGCACCAAAATTATTAAACAGACTGATCTTCATTGTGATTAAATAGTTATATATGCACAAAATAAACTCACACTGGTATTCGTCCGAACCGCTCAATGGTTTCTTCAGTGAACGCTTGCAAGACGTTGTGGACGTACATTACCAACAACGATATCGATATTACGTTTATCAGAACATACCTCGCAAGCGTACCATGATCGACATCGGTGCCAACATTGGGATCTTTGCCAAACCTTCGGCAGAACTGTTTGAACGTGTGATATGCTTTGAGCCTGTTCCTAAGAATTTTGAAGTGCTGGAGAAAAATTTAGAAAACTACAACAATGTTGAACTCCACTGCTTAGGCATAAGCAATCAGCCACAGACTGCTAAGTTTAGCATGAAAACTTTGAAATGTGGGCAAAGCCAACAAGTAACAGAATACTCTGATGATCCTGAATATGAAAATTTTGACTGTACATTAGTTACACTGGATCAGTACAACTTTGACCGTGTAGATTGGATCAAGATTGACGTTGAAGGATTTGAAGATGCTGTGTTAGAAGGCAGTCGCGAAACAATTCGTCGCAACAGACCTTGGTTGCTGTTGGAAGACAATGGCAAGCGAGATCAACATCAACAATGGTTAAATGACTTGTGTGGCCCTTATGAGCCTGCCCTGGTCAAAAGCAAAACAAACACAATATGGATACCCAAATGAAATATGCAGTTGTCACAACATTCAATGCCAGCGGGTATGACCGCTATGCCAGTCGCATGATTGACACGTTCTTGCAAAACTGGCCCAAAGAAATTGATCTATACGTTTACACTGAAGACTGTGCAATACGGCAAATCGCACCAAATCTGCATGTTAGAGATTTGCATGCTGTGAGTCCTGAAATTGTAGCATTCAAACAGCGGTGGGGTAATGATCCACGTGCTCGTGGCTTGGTAGCAACTGGTCCAGCAGACCGTAAAGGCAAAGCACCAGGCATGGGTTTTCGTTGGGACGCTATTAGATTCAGTCACAAAGCATATTCAGTGTTTCACTCTGCGGCCAATTGTGACGCTGATGTACTATTTTGGATGGATGCAGACATGGTGTGCCACACACCTATTACTGAAGAATTTATTACCAGTCAAATGCCGCCCAAGATTGGCCTGGCATACCTAGGTCGTGAACGCAAGTTTAGTGAATGCGGCCTGTACGGTATGAACCTACGGGATACTGTTACACTAGCGTGGCTCAAAGAGTTTCAATTGGCCTATGATTCAGGACGTCTTATGACCATGGCTGAGTGGAACGACTGCTGGGTGTTTGATGAAACTCGTAACGAAGTGCAAGCCACGCACCCTAAATGGCGTCAACTAAACTGGAGTGCAGGATTGATCAAAGGAGAAGGACACCCGCTAATCAACACTGCTTGGGGTGCTTACCTTGACCACCTCAAAGGCAAGCGCAAAGAAACTGGTCGTAGCATGGCCAAGGATCTTATACAACCACGCACAGAAGGTTATTGGTCTGCTTGATATTCAGCCTTGCTGTGCTTGGCCTTGTAGTGTATAAGATACTCACCTAGTACTGTGTGTGGCAAGGGTGTTTTGTAAGGCTTGGCAAATCCTTCACACAAATCATACACTGGTGCGTCAGCAAGATTGATTGCGGCACCAAACACATCATTGTCGTAGAATCTGCGCAGGTCCGCATGATCACGTTCAACATAGCGTCTACGATACTCGTTTCTAAACGCATTAAACTTTTCGTGCTGGGTGTTTACGGCAAACACACCTGTTTCGGGCACCAACCATGATCCAGGATTGCCTGACTTATCTTGAGTATAGGTTACTCCCATGTACATGGCAAGATCTTCTGATCGCATGCAGTCCAATATTACATGGGCTGGAGGCGACTTTATTGTAACAACATCAGCATCTAGCCACAAGATCCAATCTGCAGTGCTGTGATACATAGCATGTATAAAGCTAAATGCTTTTTTACTGAATTTTTTAACCTGCACACCGTACTCGGTATCTGCTTGCAATCGTGTATACGCCGGGTCAACTTTGTGATCAAAGTCAATTTGTTTGATTCTCTCATGTGGATCCAATTGAAAACCTTCTGTATAACAGGTAAAGGTGAATTGCGGATCCCATAATTCCAAAAAGCTAGATACACAATCTTTGCCAATAAGATCGTAGTAACGTTTATCAAAACTGGTTATAATTTCTATCATTTTTCTACAAACTTTCTCATATGTGCCCATGCTGTACCATCTCTAAGTTCATGATGGCTCCAGTGAAATTGACTGATTCGTTGTGCCCATGCAGATCGATCGGGCATGAACGGAGTTTCAATTTTGTCAAGTCTGGTTTCTGCTATTTCTCGAGCTTGACTACGTTCCGGGTCTGTTACAAAAACAGGGATGCCTTCTATGGCCGCACCCACAGCAGGACTTGAATTGTGATTGACCACGGCCCAGCAATTTTTCAAATCTTGTTCCAGCGAGGTGTCGGGTGCGCTGAGTTCAACATTGAGTAGTCTGCGGCCGATACACAGCTTCATCAATCGGTCGCAATACTTCTTGGCTCGTTTGTCGCCAGGGTGCGCACGTATGCGTATGGGTCTTTTGGTATATCGACGTAATTGCATTATGGTGTGCATGGCCCAGTCTATTACTTCAAATCCGCCCATGCTCCATCCACCGTCGCGTTGCAAACACAATAGGATGTGGTTGCCTTGTGTGCGCCAAGGTCGCAGATTTATGTTGAGATTTTGTTGTACAGCCAGCCAACGACCTGGGTCGGGTGCAGTATCACAGTAATTGCCAGTGTTTGGGAACACACCATCAAAACTGTAGCGCAACCAGTAACCAGGATTGGTTTTGTCTTTGTACAGGAAAAGATTGCTGTCAGCAATCACAGTGCGGCCATTGTGGCCTCGCTGGCCATCTAGTATTTGTTGTCTCAGTTGCAGGTGCGGAGCACTTTTGCCATGCTCGTGTACCCAGC